TAAAGCGCACAGGTAAAGTACAAATTGACTTTATGCCAGGTGATGTAGAATTTATGAAGAGCTACTATCACTCTCCTCACTCAAAAGAAATGAGTCAAGATGGCAGAAGCAGCAAATACAAAGGTGTTCATCGCAATATTATGATTAGTGCGATGATTGACAAGATTGATGTCAAAGCAAGTAAAGAACGCACTGAGGACGGCAGGCCACTTAAACTAGCACGTTGGATGTTTTCTCCAACTGACGGCATTGTGCGTGTAATCAGAGAACCAGTTCCAAAAGCAAACGGCGAAGGTTACACTAAAAAGAATAAAAATACAATTACCAAGGGTCCTTTTAAGAAGCCAGAGCAATGGGCAAAGATCTTAAAATTAGATAGTGCAGATGATTTGTACAGTTTTGAAACATTGTATGCAGCCGTTAAGAAAAACTATCCAGCAGATGTTGCTAATAAAATGTTCAATGATTTTAAAAGCAATCCTACTATACAACAAGCTGGTGTTCCAACCGAACTCGGCGAAAGTGTAGATAATACACTAAATGAAGTAACAAAAGAAGGTGCTAGAATACAGCACATTGAAGACTTTGGTATTTGGTTTGGCAGTAAGGGTATCGCTAAATCAATCAATACACTTAAACAACTGGAAACTAAACCAGAATCAATGACAGTTAAGTGGGATGGTTCACCAGCTGTTATATTTGGACGCAACGAAAAAGGCGAGTTTGTGTTAACAGACAAAAGCGGTTTTGGTGCTAAGGGTTACGACGGCAAAGTTACTAGTCCTCAAGCAATGGCAAATATGTTCTTGCGTCGAGGCAAAGATGCGCCAGATGCTAACCGTAAAGCATTTGTACAAAAGATGGCAAACATTTGGAAAACATACGAAGCAGCAGTACCTGAAGACTTTAGAGGCTATGTACACGGAGACTTGTTGTACTTTACAACACCAGGCGTCGACGATGGATATTACGAGTTTACACCTAATGTTGTAACATATCGTGTTAAGCAGGACAGCCCAATTGGCAAGGAAATCGCACAAAGTACTTCTGGTGTAGTATTGCATCAAAAAATTGAGCTTGACGGAAGCAAGAGTCCAGTTGATGCTACACAGTTAAATGCAGGCAAGCTATTAATTATGCCGCCGGTTTCGGTAACAACTGCACCAAAAATCAAAGCTGGCAACCTTGATAAAATTGCCAGTGTTGCTGCCCAACATGCGGCAAGCATTGACAAAATGCTCGACGATTCATACCTTAAAGCCAATAAACTATCGAGTTTTAAAGACGTAATATACAAGTATATCAACACTAAAACCAAACAAAGACAATTAAACAATCTAGCAGGCGATTGGGCTAAATGGCTAGAAAACGAACCCAAGATAAGTGCACCAATGCAACAACGTATTGCTGCGCATGTGCAAGATAACAAGCTAGCACTAAAAGCATTGTTTACAATTATTGCTGCACTTATGCTGGTAAAGAACAGTGTAATTGAACAATTAGATGCCGCAGAAACAGATGTTCAGGCATACACCGGCGGGCAGCGTGGAGGCGAAGGCTATGTTGTCGGCCAAGGCGATAGTAAACTAGTCAATCGCAGTGGATTCAGTGCTGCAAATATGAGTAAGGATAGATAAACAATGAAAATTAAACAAATACTCGAAGGATTAACTGACGAACAAGTGGATCAGTTCCACACTGAACTAGATGATCTTGTACATAAACATTTAGGTCATAGTTCAGATGAAAAAGATGAGATAAATGAGCAGGACTGTTGGGATGGATATGCACCTGGTGCGCAAACTGGTGTTAAAACAAAACCAGGCACAGGTAAAAATAAAGGCAAGCGGGTAAACAACTGCGAACCAAAGAAGAAGTAAGATGAAAACTTTGCAGAATGATAGATATTGAGCATTATATAAAAAAGTTAAAAGAACATGAGTCACAAAGACTAAGTACTAACGAACGCAATGCTTACTGGAAGAAATACAATGAAAATAAACGATTTAAACACTCTTAGCGAAGGCTTACAATATCATGTTAGTAACAACTTGCCACTGAGCGAAAACATTTTTCGTCCAGGCAGTGAGGAGTTTTTTCGTTTAATTGACGAAGCTAGAGCCGCATTTAATCAAGGTAATCTTAAACTTGATTGGTTTGATCAAGAACTACTCAACACAGACATTGGTACTATTGTTGAATTGGCCAGTGGCGAAGAAGTTCCATTGGACATTCCGTTTTACGAAGACGAACAGCTAGATGAAGCAGTTCCGGCTGCGGTAGTTTGGATAATCAAATGGGCTATTAGATACGGCGCATGGCCAGTAATCAAGTGGTTGTTAAAAAAGCATGGTGGTAAAATCTTCGGCGGCGCTGCTATAGCATATTATGTTAACCAGGGTTGGGAATGGGTCGAAGGCGCAATTGGTGCTGAATATGCTCAGATGTTAATCGACAATGGATTCGAAATTGGAATGGCAGTGACATTTATTTTAGGTGCTGTAGCACTTAAAAGAATCATTGAACGCCAAGGCGCACGACTATTTAAAGTAAACGAAGCATTACTAGAAGATGAAGATATGGTTAATGAAATTTGGGGATTTGCTGCTGGCAAAAGCAAGAAGCGTGAACCGTATAAACCAGTGCCAGAACCAACAGAACCTAGTATGAGAGAAAAGATAGCAGCAAGACGTAAAGCCGCTGCGCAGGGCGACAAAGAAGCATTCCGTAAAAGTTACAAAGACATTAAGGAAGCAAGCGACACAGGCACGTATCGCGATGAAGAAAACAACATTGATGTAAAATGGCAGAAGTTATTTAATGGGCACAATGAATATTTTGATATTGAAGCATACAGAGATGGCGAGAGAGTAGAAATTAATAATCAACAAGCCGATCGTTATATCTACTTGATCAAACAAGAAATGGATGAATCCGTTAACGAAGCCGAGTATAAAGGCAAGACTGTGACACTCAACACACCCAAGCGTGGCGGTAGTAAGAAGTTCTATGTATACACTAAAAACAAAAAAGGCAATGTAATTAAAGTTAGTTTTGGACAACAAGGCATGACTGTAAAAACAGACAACCCAGGGCGTGTAAAAGCATTTGTTGACAGACACGATTGTAAAAACAAAAACGATCGTACCAAGGCTGGTTATTGGAGTTGTAGACTTCCACGTTACAAGAGCCTAGGTATCAAAGGTGGGCAGTGGTGGTGAAACCATACAATGATAAGCAAATTAACGAAACAACTAAAATAAGAACATTCGAATCCTGTGTTGATTCGGAAGAACTAGTGTGGCACCAAGATCATAACACTAGAAACATAACTGTATTAGAAGGACATGGCTGGGCATTACAGTTGGACAATCAACTTCCGCAGCATCTTTCGCCTGGAATAACCTATACAATCCCCGCAAAAATATTTCACAGAGTACTAAAAGGTGTTGACAATTTGGTTGTAGAGATCACTGAGGACTATTCGTAAGGCGTACCATAGTCGATTACACCAGTATCGCCACGCTCAGGAAAATAATCCTGTTGTGTTCCGTTTCGTTTAACATCTAGTGTAATACAATGCAATCCCCCATCTAAGAAGTAACGATGTCTCCATGGCACATGCACTGGTTCCATATTGTGCTTTTTGAGGAATTCAATTACTGTTGGGTTCATGTTGTTAACACACACATGATGTTCGTCAAGTACCAATACATTAACATCAAATACTGTTTCTTCTACAAAACCTACCCAGTCTTGCAACCAAGTCTCTACAAAATGTGTTAGTTCGTCGTTTTCTTCTTCTCCCGGTACCCACCATTTGCCATTGACTTTTTCTTTCATACTTGTAAATCCTTGTACTTGCCCCCAACTTTGATTAGGCAAATAGCAAACGTCCCACCCAGGAAATGTGTCTTGATAGGTTTGTATATCAAGTATACTGAGAATTGCGCCTGGCTTAATTGTGTGAAAACAGCCATCACTGTGGCCACCATGGTTTAACGTGTTTACTCTTAAATTTGGTATGTTTTGTTTAAGTGTTTGTAATTGAGAATCTCTTAACTTACAATCATATTGGTCTATGTATATGTCCCTACCAACCATAGTATAAGATGGCGCAAATATACCTTCGAGTTCTATTTGTTCCTTAATATCAACCGAGTCATTATAATTATAATCAAAAAATCTTTGAGATACTCCATTTTCATAATGAGTATGAAACAACTTATTTCCGCCAACAAATTGCATATCTCTTGTTTGCAAAGGACTTCGAGGAACGCCCGATGACCAATACTGACCTCTGCCTTGGTTGTCTATGTAGTCCATAATACCTTTGCGGTGATCTAAGTAAGGCCTTATTACATTGCATCCAAAGTCTTTGAGTACCTTTTCGTAGTGCTCGAGATCTTCTTGAGTTTCGTCGGCAATTCTCTGTAGTGCGCTACGTATTCTTGCGTTTTTGATATTGTCAAAAAACGCACTGCGATAATGATCGCCAAGCATCACAGTTTCTAGCTTGTCCCATTTATTCCAGATATTGTATTCCCCGGCAGAGACATTGTCTAAAATAGTAGAATTTTCTTTTGTAAAGTCGTATGTGCCAAACTTGTTTGACTTAATATCTTCTCTTAGATCCAATGGTGTGTACTCTTTTCTATTCTTTATTAATGCTATTTATTTTGTTGACAACTGTGCCATAATCATATATTGTAAATACAATACAAACGAAAAAGGTATCTAAATGACATCCGTACGAAACTTTACACAAGAAGAAAAAGACAAGCTTACACAGCTAATTCGCGAAGGCAGTACTGTAATGCAAGAAGTCGAAGACCTCAATGGCGGTCTTAAAGACACTGTAAAAGCAATTGCTGAAGAAATGCAAATTAAGCCAGCAGTGCTCAATCGTGCTATCAAAATTGCACACAAAGGCGACTTTGCTCGAGCCAGCGAAGATTACAGCACCCTAGAAGACATCTTGGTAGCAGTAGGAAAAGACCATTAATCAAAATATAGTCTATATTTTAAAAGAACACAAGGATCCTGCATGAGCTACATTGACGCAATTATTGACCGAGACACTGATCGAATTCGTGTTGTTGAGCGAGTAAAAGGCAAACGTATTTTTAACGAGTACCCAGCCAATTACGTTTTTTATTACGATGATTCTCGTGGCAAATATAAAACTATCTATAATACACCAGTGACAAAATTTGCTACTAAGAGTAGCAAAGAGTTTCGCAGAGAACTCAAATCACATGAAGGCAGTAGTCGTCTTTGGGAAAGTGATATTAATCCTGTGTTTCGATGTTTAAGTGAAAAATATCTAAATGTTGACGCACCCAAGATGAACGTTGCGTTTGTGGATATCGAAACTGATTTTGATCCTAAACGAGGCTTCTCGCCGCCGGAAGAAGCATTCAGTGCAATCACAGCAATCACTGTACACTTACAATGGTTGGATCAATTAGTGACACTAGCACTGCCGCCCAAAGGCATGAGTATGGAAACAGCAAACGAAATCGCTGCAAAGTTTGACAACACTATTATGTTTGACAACGAAGGCGAAATGCTAAAAGTATGCCTGGACTTGTTAGACGATGCAGACATTATAAGTGGATGGAACAGCGAAGGCTACGATATTCCATATATGGTTACACGTGTAACACGTATTTTAAGCAAAAACGATACTAGACGTTTTTGCTTGTGGGATATGTTGCCTAAACAACGCACGTTCGAAAGATTTGGTGCAGAACAAATCACATACGATTTGATTGGTCGTGTGCATGTTGATTATATGCAACTGTATCGCAAGTACACTTATGAAGAACGTCACAGTTATAGTTTAGATGCAATCGGTGAGTATGAACTTGGCGAACAAAAGATTGCGTACACAGGCACACTAGATAGCCTTTACAACAACGACTTCGAAAAGTTCATTGCTTATAACAGACAAGACGTTGCACTACTAGACAAACTAGATAAAAAACTACAGTTCTTGGATTTGGCTAATCAATTGGCACACGAAAACACTGTGTTACTGCCAACAACAATGGGTGCGGTTGCTGTTACAGAGCAAGCTATTATTAACCACGCACACAAGCAAAACTTAATTGTTCCTAATAGGACACGCCACGATGGTAACACGGCAGCGGCAGGTGCTTATGTTGCACATCCTAAAAAAGGCATGCACGAATGGATCGGGGCAATTGATATTAACAGTCTGTACCCTAGTGCCATTCGTGCACTAAACATGGGTCCAGAAACTATCATAGGACAATTACGTCCAGTGATGACCGACGAGTACATCGAAAACAAAATCATAAACGAGAAAAAGAGTTTTGCCGATGCATGGGAAAACATGTTCGGTACGCTAGAATACGAAGCAGTAATGTCACGCCGCGAAGATGTTATGCTCACACTTGATTGGGAACCACATGGTAGCGACGAGATTAGTGCCAAAGATGTTCACGATTTAATTTTTGCTAGTGGACAAAAATGGACACTCAGTGCTAATGGCACTATATTTAAGTACAGCCAAGTTGGTATTATTCCTGACTTACTCGATACCTGGTATGCAGAACGCAAAGTGATGCAAGCTAAAAAACGTGAAGCAACCGAAAAACAAGATATTGAGTTTTGGGATAAACGGCAACTAGTTAAGAAGATTAACTTGAACAGTTTGTATGGTGCTATTCTTAATCCAGGTTGTAGATTTTTCGACAAGCGTATCGGGCAAAGTACTACACTAACAGGACGTAGTATTGCCAAACACATGGACAGTTTTGTT